GCAAGCCCCGCCGGGGAGTTCGAACCGCACATGATAAGTCTGCCGCCGGGGAAAATCTTTGAGAGAATCGTATTGTTGCCGTCGCGCGTTTTCGCTGTGCCGAAATCCTCCTTCCCTTTGACGGTGAAAAAGAGATTGTTGAGCACTTTTGTGTCGCGCAGCATCGGCGCGATGCGTGTCTTGGAGTAGTCCTGCGCCATCTCGATGGTCGGCTGAATCATCATAATCGCCGCCGGGTCGAGGTGAGCGAATCGTCCGATGACATTATTCATAATATCCGATTTGCCGATCTGCGCCGCCGATTTCACAACAACACGATGAACACCTGTCTGCGTAAACGCATTCATGATTTCCCGCTGATATTCTGCACGCGACGTCCGCCATCTCCCTGGCTCTGCGTTGCCTTGCGAGATCACGCGGTATTCGTCCGCCCATTCGGAGACGCTCGTTTTCGGCAGCGGCTTGAGTCCCTTGCGGGATATGTACTGCCATAGATCAATCGCTGTCCTCATCGTCTGCCTCGATCTCCTCTTCCGTGAATAGCTCCGGCGAGTATTCGGATAACTCCGAAAGTCGTTCTTCCAGTTCGCGTGTCATAAGCTCGTAAATCTGTCCTCGTGGCTTCCCCTCTAACTGCGGCGCAAGTTTTGACGGCATCCCGAGAAGCTGCGTGCGCAGGTTGGATAACATCTCCGTCAGGACGAGTTCAACGGTCTTGGCATCATAGGCGCGGTTCTCCATTTTCGCAAGGCGCAGCTCTGCAATCTCGCGCTTTGTCTTTTCGTGCTTTGCACGCTCTCGCGTTAAATCCAGTTCCGCCTCAATGCTGACTTCTTCATTTTTCTGACCTGACCAATAACGCTTCACGCTCTCATAGAGCAGAACGGCGCCGCCCGGATTATCCTCATCTCGGACGACGATCTCATCCTTGATTAGATGATTGACACGCGCAGGTGTTACGCCAAAAGCCGATGCAAGCTGTCGCTGTGTGACCGTGATTTTCTTGACATCCCCTTTGACTTTCATGCGTAATCACCTCCGATTTGGTAAATCTTTTTCTCACTTTTTTCTCAAGTCGCTAGTTAGTTGGTTGTTTTCCGTTCCGGCGGCTCGAAAAAATTTATTAACCCCATGAAAAAATTTGCAGCTAAACAAACGGTGGGCTCGAAAGCGGGAGCGCACAAGTTCAAAACGCCAGAAGTACCTATTGCCTCCGTGGTCGTCGTGTTTTGCGCCGCGCCTCTTCCCATCGCATCATCATTCGGCTCTTAGTTTCGATAGCTCTGATCTTGCGTTCCTGCACGCGTGTCAGTGCCTCCTCGATGTTTAGTATCCTGTCGATGAGCGGTTGACGCTTCTCGACCTTGCCGATCATCGTCTTTTGCTCCTGCAAGACTTCAATCTCACTCACTTCTCCTGTGATCTCGTCGTAGACGTTCGCAATCATCGGTTTTGATTGCAGTTCGAAGATGTTCTTTGTCTCGCATAGTTCTTTCGCCGCATTCAGCTCGTTCAGATAGATAAGCATTCGGCGCTCTCGCAGCGTCAGCAGTCGAATCGTCTCATCGATCACGGTAAATGGATTCGTGTCTGCCGATCGCAGTATTGCCTTCTCTTCGTCGCTTATGGCATCTTCCCATATTGTTTGGTATTCGCCAGTCGTGACGGCGTTCGCGTTCTTTTGCGGCGATGATGATTTATGTCCAACAGAATTTTTGTTTCCTAATGGAGCACCCCGCCCCTTGCTCAAAATTATTCCATCGGATGTGTTGTTTTCGTATGGGAGCGTTTTCCCTATCATGCTCCACTGGTCGAGTGTTTTCCACTTTCTGACTTTGGAGGCAGTCACGGATAGTTCATTCGCAATGTCTACGAGCTTCATTGTTCCACCGCTCGCCCTCCACAACTCGTAGGCGCGGTCACGTTCTTCACTGCGCCGACTTGCCATGTGTTATCACCGCTCCTTATTGTTTCTCCTGCAAGGCAAGATCCAGTTCAATAAGCTGCCGCAAGTCTGCAACGGATGAGAATGTAATCTTTCCTGCCTTGAAATCGTTCACCCACTGACCGATGCCCGCCTGTGTTATTTTGCGATAATCCTCACGGGATTGTGTAATTTGCATCTGCTTGTCGGCTTCCCGCCGCGCTTTCAATTCCTCTTGATTCTCAGGAATTATGATCCTTTTCTTCCCCTTCTTCTGCATTGACTCCCCCGTCCTTGATCCGCTCTGCCCTTTGTCCCGTGAACTCCTCCCACCGCCGAACAATGACATCGGCGTAGACGGGATCGCACTCCATTGAAAAACACCTGCGCCCCGTCTGCTCGGCGGCGATGAGTGTTGATCCGCTCCCTCCGAATCCGTCAAGTACGATATCGCCCGGGCGGCTGCTGTTCTGAATGGCTCGCGCACAGAGCGCGATTGGCTTCATCGTCGGGTGCTCGCCGTTGCGAATCGGCTTCTCGAATCGCCACGCCGTCATGATGGAATCATCCGCGAGAGATACAACCTCCACGTCCCGCGCACGAATTACGACCTGTTCTAGTCCGACGGCAACGCATATCAGCGCATGATCTTCTTGTTCCTGTATGACGATAGGTAAGTCCTCTAACACCGTCCCCTGCTTTCGTCCTCCGAAAAAGCTGTGCCGCCCATCGGTACGCCATCCGTACAGGATCGGCTCATGCTGCCACTGATAGTCCTGCCGCCCAATGACGAACTGATTCTTCACCCAGATCAAGCACTGTTTTAATGTCCAGTTCGCCGCCGCCATCGCCTCGCGAAATTCATTCCCTGCGCTGTCTGCATGGCAGATATAGATCGCCGCTCCGGGAGAAGCCACGTTGTAAAAATTGCGGAATGTGTCGATAAGGAATGCGCGGAATGTGTCCGTGTCCATCTTGTCGTTTTTGATCTTGAGCTTTTCCTTTGTGTGTCCCTCATAATCGACGTTGTAGGGCGGGTCTGTGAAGATCAGCGCCGCGCTCTGTGTGTCCATGAGTTTTGTCACGTCCGCCGCTATCGTGCTGTCTCCGCACATAAGTCGATGCCGCCCAAGAATCCAAACATCGCCACGCTTTGAAACAGGCTCTTTGATTGATGCGGCTGTGCTCGCTGGGTCGAAATCATCTTCTCTGACTTCCTGTGCGCGAACGTCTGCAAGTAGATTGTCCAGTGCTTTCCCAGCGTAGCCTGTCAGTTCTATGTCAATATCAAGCCCACTCAGATCGGATAACAGCCTCGCCATCTCTTCTGTGTCGATTGAGGCAAGTTCTGCGATGCGGTTGTCCGCAACTAGATCCGCCCATTCCTCTGCCTCGCTTGCATAATCCTGCCGCTCAACGGGTACTTTGCACCCAAGAAGCATGGCGGCGGCAAGGCGACCGTGACCACGCACGATAAATCCC